TCAACCTCCACATCGGCCACCTCGGGCGAGGCCGAGAGCGCCCAGAAGCGGTAATGCGCCGCCCCACCGGCATTGGCAAAGCCGATCAGGCGCTGGCGCGTGCGCAGACGCAGCGCCTCGTGCGCCTCGTCGGCTAGGCGCGTGACCCCGTAGAAGGCCGCCAGGTGATCGAGGTCGCTGCCCGTGGCAAAGGCCAAGAGCGAGGCTTTGGCCGCTGCGTTGATGCGGTTTCTGAGCAGCACCTCGCGGTAAGCGGCCACCTCCAGTATCTTGACGGCCGGGTCGGATGCCAGCAGCGCCGTATAGCCTGGGTAGCGGGCTTGCAAATCGGCCCGCAGCTCGTCCAAGATTGCCTCGAAAGACAGGGCCTCGAACACCGCTGGGCTGGGCAGGCTGGACAGATCGTTGAGCGTGGTCATTCACACCTCCAGCCCGGTGAGTAAAGTGGCTTTGCCTTCGGGCAAATAGACGCCTTCCAGATCGAGCACGACCCGGCCGACGGTTGCAGACGCGATGCGCACGCGGGTGAGCCTAAAGCGCGGCTCCCAGCGCGCCAGGGCCTCGGCCGTGGCGGCGTACAGATCCATGGCCAGCCGTGGCGTCATGGGGTTGTCCACCAGCGCAGGCAGGCGCGAGCCGTAGTCGCGGCGCATCACGCGCGTGCCGATGCGGGTAGTGAGGATGTCGCGGATGCTCTGGCGCAGGTGGTCAATGCCAGCCAGGGGCTGGCCGGTGTGGGCGTTGGTTCCGAGCATCGAGGATCACCCATTGACAATGAAAGGATTATTCCTTACCATGACAGCCTGTTCAGATTCACAGGAGCCCACCATGCCCGCCATTCACGAAGTCGCCACCCTCACATCGAAGGGGCAGATCACCCTGCCCAAGCCCATCCGTCAGGCTTTGGGCGTGGATGCGGGAGGCAAGGTGGCCTTTGATTTGACGGGTGACCGCGTCATCGTCACCCGCGTCACCGACGAACCCCACGAAGACCCGGCCATCGGCAGCTTCCTCGCCTTGCTCGAAAACGGCATTCAGTCCGGCCAACACGTCACGACACTGCCCGATGATCTGGCGCGCGCCATGTTCGCTAGGCTCGGCAAACAGATCAAGCTGAACGAAGACATCCAAGGCGACGTGGCGCTGTGATTCAGCGCCATGGATGGAATCTGCTCTTTCATGATTGCCTGATCGAGCAGTTACAAAAACTGGAGGCAGCCGCGTCGCGTGCCAAAGCGCAAAACCCTGCGGGTTTCGAGTCCAATGCCAACGTCAAACTGTTTGATGCCCTTGCGACGCTGATCCTCGAGGTCGTTCCCAGCGACCCAAACCGAGATGAATACCGGCAAGGCAACACCATGGGGGCCGCGTTTCGCCACTGGCGGCGGGCCAAGATCGGCCGGCGCTTTCGCCTGTTCTTTCGCTTTGATTCCAAGTCAAAAATCATCATCTACGCTTGGGTCAACGACGAACACAGCTTGCGCTCATCCGGTGCCAAGACCGATCCCTACGCGGTGTTCCAAAAAATGCTCCGGTCTGGCCAACCTCCCGATGGTTGGGATGCATTGCTCGCTGCGGCACAAACCGATTGGGGCCTATGACCCCGCAAACACATTGCCCGAGCCTTGCGCCACGCTGGAGCCGCAGGCCACCGGGTCACCGACACGCCCTACCCCTCGCCCTTGCACAAACACCGAGCCGCTGCCCGCTGCCAGCACGCTGGCGTGGCTCTCGGGTATGGCCGGGCAGGTGTGCGAGGCCCAGGCATCGCCCGCTCGGTGCACCGCAGCACCGTTGACAAACACCGAGTCGGCACCGGAGGTGCTCGGGCGCGGCGGCCAGCAGCCGTGGCCGCTGCATTGATCGCCTAAGCTTGTGACGGCTGGCATGGCTTGCTCTCCTGGTGCTTGGCCAACCTTACGCAAATTTGCGCAAGGTTGGCAGTGCTTGCATGGGTCAGTTCAGATCGATCCGTGGCCCGCTGATGCGCACGCCTTGCGCGCTGAGTTCCAGCCGGGTCGGGCCGATCTCGAGCACGATCTTGCCGCCCGCAGGCACGGCCAAGCGCCAGTGGTGCTGGCTGCGGTCGTACTCCATCACGGCCCCATCCTGGAACAAGCTGCGCGAAACGTCGGCCGAATCGGCTGGGGCCGGATGGTCTGCACGGTAGATCGAGCCCACCACCACGCCTTGATTGATGTCCCCGCACGGCGCGACGATCAGCACCTGCTCGCCCGGCTCTGGCGGGTGCCAGGTTCGGTCAGGGCCTGCGCGCGCCGTGGTGAAGGGCAGCCAGCCGGTGGTGATGGGGCCAGCGCGCACCCGCACGCGGGCACGCGCTGCATCCAGCTCGACCACCTGGCCCATCAGCGCCAGGTTGCTGATGCGCCGCTCGGCATCGGTCATGCCCATCTGCATATTGCGCTCGGTCATGGGCCGGTCTCCAGGTGCATATTGCCCAAGGGCCGATAGCTGTGCGCATGGTCAGCGCCCGTATCGGGCACCCAGCTCACCAGCACCTGCAGCGGCAGCACGCCGTCGTCTTGTGCAGGCCCAGTCCAGTAGCCGACATCGTAGGAGAGCCGCACGGCCAGCAGCGGCGTGTCGCCATCGCCGTCCTGATCGACTTCGGTGCGGGTCAGGCGCATGCCTTGCACCAGCAGGCCCAAGGTCTCATCGGCATCCAAGATCGCCTCGACCGCCAGCGCCAGGGTGTCGGCCTCCTCAGCCGCCTCAGCGCCGCTGGCGATGATCTCGATGGACAGCTCCAGCTTGCGCTGGCGCAGCCCCGGATTGGCCTGGGTCTGCTCCTCGATGCGCTCATCGCGGGTGTAGATCAGGATCGCGGGCAGCTTGCCTGCAAAGAGCGGCGTGCTGCGGTGGATGCTGATGCGTGCGGCAGTCAGGCGCGGATCGACGGCGGGCAACTGTGCCGCCAAGCGCTCCTTGACCGCCTCCCGAATCAGGGTGCGCGGGTGCCTCATGGCCGCCGCCCCCCTTTGTGCAGCAGCAGCTTGCACATGCCGTGCCCATCGGGCCGCACCTCGACGACCAGGTAGCGCACACCCTGCACCGTCACGGCATCGCCCTCGGTGGGCACGGCGGGCAGATCGGCCTGGCGCACCTCCAGCACCGGCTGCACGCTGGAGACCGACACCCCGGTGCTGGTATCCACCTCTTGGTGCGCCGCCGTGAACACGCCCTGACAGGGCCAGTCACGGGTCTGCTCATCAAAGTGAAACAGCACCGGCTCGCCGAATGTGGCGAGCACGGTGGCCGACAAAGACCGCGTCAGGGCAGCAAAGGCGCTCATGCTCGCGCTCCTTGGGTGCTTACCCGCCGCTGCTCGACGAGAGCCGCACGGTCAGGGCCGGGCGTTTCACGATGGGCAGCGGGTTGGACTGGGTGTAGATGTCCACGCCACTGCCGTTGGGCCGAGCCAGTTGGTGAGCGTAGAGCTCTTGGCCGTAGGTGCCCACCGCTTCCATCAGGTTGGCGGGTGCGAAGTAGGTGCGGAAGGTGTCGAGCGTGCCCAGCGGGAAGGCCACCCCTTCGCGCGGCGGGATCAGGCGCGAGGTGCTGCCGTTGGCCAGCGTGACGGTGCCGAAATACTCTTCGAACAGGATCGAGCCAAAGCGAAAGCCCCGGCGCACGTCGTCGCGCAGCGGGTTCGTGCCCGCCATGCCCTGGTAGAAGGAGTAGGCCGCTTTGACCGACTCGTGCCCGACCAGCTTATCGAAGAACTCGGGGCTGACCAGCGCATGGATGCCGCTCATCATCTCGCCCTTGAGGCTCTCTTCGATGCTGCGCGCCACCGCCGTGCAGCGCGTGAGCATATCGGCCTTGGCCTGGGCAAACTCGAAGTCCACCTCGGTCTTGGCGATGCCAAACTCCTGGTGCCAGTCGTAGAGGGTGTTGCCAGCCCCGTCTTTGGTGATGCCCAGCAGGGCATTGACGCGCATGTATTCCAGCGTCTGCGCGTGCTTGGCGCGCATGCGGGCGAGCTTGCGGGTCATCACGGTCACCAGCGGGTCTTGGCCGAAGGCCAGGCCCAGGCCACGGATGCCTTGCACCTCCTCGGGCAGCACCACGTCATTGTGCGGGATGTGCGGCACGGCAAAGGAGCGCACCGAGCGCCTATCGGTAGCGCCCACGGTTGCGGGCGCGCCTGGGGCAACGGCGGGCAGCAAGCGCAGCTCGCCCTCGGCGGACTCGATGACGACGTTGCGCTGCGTGATGGGCTCGGGCACAAACAGGCCCAACTGGCCCACACGGCCATAGGCGTTGGGCAGCAGTTGAATGGCGGCCGACATCTCGGCCAGCGTAAAGCCGCCGACATCGAAGGGGTTGACGATCACGGTCATGAGGAATCTCCAAAAAAAGTGAATCAGGCGACCGACCGCACCACGATGCCGTGGGCTGCCAGTTGCTGGTGTTTGAGGGCTTGGGCGGCAGCGCCGGTCACCGAGGCGTCAAAGGCCAAGGCGCGGTCGGCGACGATCACCGGGCCTCGGGCCACGATCAGCGCCTCGGTATCGGTGCCACTGGCGGCAACCGCGTGCAGCAGCACGGCGCAGGCCACCTCAGCGCCCGCCAGGCCAGCAGCAGCGGCCGCTGGCGACAGGGCGTAAACACCGGTAGCGCTGATGCGCCCGAGCACGGCACCCAGCGGGTAAGCCGCACCCGCGCGCAGGGTGACGGTCTCGCGGCTGTAGTTCGGGTCAAGCTCGCTCTTGAGGAGCTCGCCAAGGGTTGCGGTAGAGGTCATCGGGGTGCTCATTTGCGGTCTCCATAGGCTTGTGCCGCTTTGACCAGTGGGCTGTCAGCGACGGATTGGGGTTTGGTTTGGGCGTGCTGCTCGTTGGGTGCCTGCGCCACAATGTCGTGCGCCAGATCGCGCTCGGCGGCTTGCTTGAGCACCGAATGGCGCAGCGCATCCGGGCTCACGCCTCGGGCCAGGGCCTGGGCCGGATCGACGGCCACGCCGAGGCGCTTGGCCTGGGCGGCGATCTCGGCCAACTCGGCCAGTTGCTGGCGCAGTCGCTGCTCCACCTGGGCGGTAATGGCCGCTTCGTCGAGCGGCGGGGTTGGTGGGCTTGATGGGGCTGGTGAGGTGTGCGCCATTGGCTCGTGCGCATCAATGCTCTGCTCGTCGTGCATGGGAGGCTCCTTGGTAAAACGTAAGGTTTGAAGGGTGAGAGGGATTGCGCGCGCATCTGCCGACGGCGCGGTCAAGCGGCTGCGCACAGCGCGCTCAGCGGCCAGCGCCAGATGCCGCTGCAGTGCCGTGATGGCTTCGCTGCGGGTGCCGATCTGATCGGCCAGGCCCGCTTGGAGCGCCGCCTGGCCGCGATAGACGCGCGCTTGGGTGTCGCGTATCGCCTCGGGTGCTTGCCTGCGCAGACCCGAGACCAGTGCGATGAACTGCTCGTGCAGATGCTCGATGTCGGCCTGTATGCTGGCCGCTACCGGCAGCGGCAGCGGCGCGTGTGGGTGTCCATCGACTTTGTGGGCACCGGCGTGCAAGAAGGTGTAGCTCAGCCCCGCCTTGGCATCGGCTGCCGACTCATCGATGTGCACCGCCACCACACCGATGGAGCCCACCTCGGCCGTGCGGGTCAGCCAGACGCGCTCTGCGGCACAGGCCAGGGCGTAGGCCGCCGACAGCGCCGCCTCGTCGGCAATGGCCCACAGCGGCTTGCCCGAGGTCTTGGCCAGTTGCCGCAGGCGCTGCGCCAGATCGAACACGCCACCGGCCTCGCCGCCGCTGGAGTCGATCTCCAGCAGCACGGCCTTGACCGTTGGATCGGCAAATGCCTGCTGTGCCTGGGCCTCGATGTCGTGGTAGCTGCTCAGGC